AAGACTGCTTTCTTCAGTAGTTCGGTATCCATGTCTTTACCATCTTTTTTGCTGTCTTCATCCATTTATGCCTGGATATCGGCGTCGGTGACGCGGCATTTCTTCTCCAGGTCGACCTCCGGGTGGATTCGGATTTCGGTGTGGTTGGTCATGCTTAGAGAGTGCATTGTTTACAGTGTATCAGATCAGGCTCTGTTTTGCCACACGCGTCTTAGGTTTGAACCCCAGTTTTTAGAGGTGATCGTCGACTCGTGGAGGTAGTCGGTGCAGTACCAGGGGTTGGTGATCCCACCATGCTCGTTATAATAGGCAATCACCTCTTCTTCGGGAACCACTACTGGGTAGAAGGGGTTTGTTCTGATGGCCCTGGCGGCTTGACGGAGCACGTCGTTATCGAACTTTTGCTCTACATCAAAACCGTATTCCAGGCAGAAGTTCTCGGCCTCTTGCAGGAGCAACTCGGTCAACATCTTGGGGCGTGCAGCCTTACTGAAGTCATTCTTCAAGGGCTTGCCTTTGGCGTTGGCTAGGACCTTGGCTTTGTAACGCTTGAGCTTGCGCTCCTTCTCCACTTCCCGATTAGCCTCGTAGTACTTGCGATGTCGCTCCCTGGCAGCCTCCTTGTTGGCCTGGCGATACTTGCGATGTCGCTCCCTGATAGCCTCCTTGTTGGCCTGGCGATACTTGCGGTTTCGCTCTTTGGCAGCCTCCTTGTTGGCCTCGTAGTACTTGCGGTTTCGCTCCCTGGCAGCCTCCTTGTTGGCCTGGCGATACTTGCGGTTTCGCTCCCTACGGGCCTCTTTTGCGGCCTCTAGCCTGGTGGCATAGTCTGCATCAGACTCGTTCGCTTTCTGTTTGGGAAGTGACATGGTCGGATTCCTCCTTTAGATCTGAAGACAGTATAGCATCAATGTGTGCCAACACGCCAGGGCTGTCATCAATGATAACATTAGGCCGAATTAAAGCCCTAATCTGCTGCATGTAGTGTGGCTCAGCAACGGCTACGACGGCCATCAGGCTGTGAGGGGTAAGATCCACCGTGGAGTACTGCTCAAGCTCCTTGAGGCGCTCGCAGAGCCACCTCAGCGCAGGATTCTGTACATGCTCAAGCCACGGCCGCAGGTTGTCACGTTGCTCGGGGCGATGCACGAAGATTCGAATCATGCGCCGCTCGACGGCAAGACGAATCTCTTGAGGTGTCCGGGGTTGCCACGTTCCAGGCTCTGTGTGAACCTTTTGCTGAGACCACCCTTTGGCAATCTTCTCTGCTTCTTGTCTATCTCGGCTCAACACCCGTGCAGCCTTGTCGATATAGTGAGCACGCAGTGCCGACGACCTCAGTTTTTCGATAAGACGCTTAATCTGCTCTTCGACTTCCGTAACCATCGCGACGTCGTCAAGATCCAGGCCTGCCGCCCACTCGTCAATCGTCCAGTCTAGCCAAGACGGAGCACTTGCAATATAGTGGTACAGGTCGCCGCCGGAGCGGATTACTTCGTCGGGGTCCTGCCCATCGGGAAGGCTGGCCACATTGATGTTGATCTTGCCTTCCATTGCCAGTGGGCCGCCAGCAGAGATGAATTGCCCAACGGCTTTCTTCCCGCCAGCATCACCATCGTAGCATAAAACAAAGTTCTTGACGACACGTCCCAGGCGCTCAAGGACGAATTTTTCAGGGGCTCCAGTGCCCTGCATAGCCACTACGTTACGTATTCCGGCTTGCCACATTGACACCACATCCAGATGTCCTTCAACGAAGATCAGGGTACCGGCTTCCCGTGCAGCCTCAATAGCCCGCGGCTCGTTGAAAACAAGGGTCTTCTTCTGAAATAGATTGCTGTCAGCACTGTTCTTGTACTTAGCGTTCTGATCTGGCCTGGTTGCACGGCCGGTCCAGCCGACCAGTTCGTTCCTGTGGTTGTAGATAGGTATGGTTATCCGGCCAGAAAAGAAACCTGAGGACGAATATCCAAGACCAAACTCTTTACTAGCTGCGCCAGTAAGACCCCGAGCGATCAGGATATCGCGAATTCTGCCAGCGCGAGGGTCACGGAGCTTTTCGCGGAAAGACTTCTGCTCGTTCTCATTGCTGTCTATGGCTGCCTTGCGCTCAGCCGCTCTGCGGGCTGTGACCTCAGGGTCTTCGTCATCAGTCTCGACCTGAACACCCAGGATCCCGGCGGCCTTTTCTACTGCATCACGGAATGCCAAGCCATTGCGCTGCCGAATGTAGGCAATAGCGTCACCACCGCCTCTGCAGACGTGGCAAAAACAAAAGCCCTTCTCGTCGTTAATCGTGAGAGAGGGGTTAGTATCGTCGTGCCATGGACACTGGGTCAAGAACTCGTGCCCAACTCGCTTGAGCTGGCCGCCCAGTGTCTCTACGACTGAAGATAACGAAGCCGACTTGATACGGCCGAGGGTGCGTTCGGTGATTGCCATGCACCCAGCTTACCATCAAAAGAGACTTCCCTGCAACCTCCCATTACCTAGGTCTTCATATCCGTTTACTAGGTCAACCTCTACAACGCTCCAGTCGGTCTTTCGACAGCCGACAGATTGCAGCAGGTCGTCAATGGCAGAGGTAGGCATGCGCCTGCCGGTTCCAGCCAGGTAAACTTCCAACTGCTCTATCGCATCAGAATCAACTCCACCGTCAATGGCCTCCTGAGCCAGGTCAAGGTACATGGCGCCAAAATCAATCTCACCAGCCTCCAACGGCTCTGTTGGCTTAGCTTGTTCCTTCAGTTCCAAAGGGGGACCACTACAGACCTTGCGGACTTCCTGCCACTCCTGTAGCTCGATGCCAAGCTCTTTCGCTACCTCGATGTCCGTGGAGCCACGATACAGCAGCTTGCGCCCCTTGATCCAGCGCTCACGCATCTTGTGGCTGAGCCGGACCGCATACGTCTTGTCTCGCACCCAGTGCAGCAGCTCACCTCGAATGGTAGGCACGGCAAGGGAGCTGAACTTCATACTCTTCCCGGTGGTCGGGTGTGGCCGCTCAGGATCATACCTGTAAGCAGCCTTGCAAAGCCCCTCGAAGGCGACCGACTCCAGAGTGTGGTAGTCAATACCAGTGGAGCGCTGTATACGCCAAGCCTCACGACGGGCTAGGTTCAGATTATCTGCCGCAAGCTTCTGCTGCTCGCGGTTCATCTGGAATTTCTGAGGTTTACGTGCCATAACTCAATATACCGTTACAATTACCATGGGTTGTACCTGGCGGTATCGGGCAAAACCCTGTCACCACGGCCCCAGGTGACCTCCGTCAGGCGTGCTGGTGAGCGAACGGCGCAGAAGTTCAGAGCCATCGTGATGGCGTCGACCATATCGTCGTTCTTGGATGCGGGGAAAAGGGCAAATTCGTTCAGAAATGCATCCAGCCAAGGAGCGCTAGCAGGCAGGTATACGTTGCCAGCTTCAACCATTGGCGCGATAGCCGCGGCCCTGGCCTCCTTACTCCTGTCAGGGCGAACACCGATCAAGCCGGGCACCTTCTTCTGCATCATCTGGTACACAGCGTAGCCCGACGCCGCAAGCTCGATTACGGTACCTGACAGCATGTGTTTTCGATACATCCTGGCAATCATGTTCATGGTGCCCACCACATCCAGCTTCTCCCTGACCAGGTCAAGGACGTAGAACTGGGCTCCAGCCTGGGCCACCACAGCGCCTACGACGTAGTCACTTTTAGAGTTGGCTGTAAACGTGGCATCAACCGACAAGATTACGCGCTGAAAGTCCGGTAACGGCGTGTCCTTGCCGTACCACGACCACCAGTCAGGGCTGAACATGTTACCACCTTCCGGTGCTGGCCGCTGCTGATACAGGGAAGCGAAGTCACGGGAGCCAACAGCCTCCCTGATCCTCTCCAGTGCCTCTTGGTCATAGCGTTGGGGGCAGAGTGCCTCGCCAACGTTATCGCGCCAGTCAGGCACCGTAGGACAGTGCTCAGGAAGCGGAGGGCGGTCATCCTCGTCCTCGTACAGAGCGGGCAGGTCCACAATGGTCCAGTTCTCCCGACCTTTCTCCGAGACGTTCATCTCGTTCTCCAGGAGCTGGCCAATCATGTCGTTCTCTGACCACCGGGTTTGAATGACCACAATGGCTCCCACATGGGGCTCAAGACGGGTGTACAGGGTTGATGTGTACCAGTCGTTGAGCTTCTCCATCATCCGGTCGCTTTCTGCGTCTTCACGGTTCTTGACGGGGTCATCGATAATGAGAAGATGTCCAGAACGACCAGTGACGGCGCCGCCCACGCCGGCAGCCCAGAGGCCACCGCCGCCAGTAGTTCCCCATGCATTAACAGCTTTTGACGATTCATTCAGGAGCCCGCCGCCCTCTTTAAAGTAGTCTCTGGCCTTCCTGGAGAATCCCTCAGCCAGTTCTGCCGAGTAGGAAGAGATACCCACGTAGCGATCAGGATGAGCCAGCAGATAAGCTGCAGGAAGAAGCTGTGACGCGAGGAGGCTTTTGCCGTGCCTCGGTGGCACCTGCAAGATGAGTCGGTTGATTTCGCCATCGATGACCCTTTGTAGTTGTTCGATAACTGCGGCATGAAAACGATAGAACTTGTACTGCGGAAACACCTTGCGGATGAACTTCCACAAGACGACGTTCTTACCAGGCCCCTTCTCGGACTTTTTATGCTTGATCTCTCTAACGAGACCCTGACCCTGCGAGGCGCGGGCCAGCATATCCTTACCGTATTTTTCCGCCATGATTATTCGTCCAGTGGAATTTCATACACGTCAATCTCCTCGACGCTGGCAGCTTCCTCAAGCTCCTGATCGACAACCTGCATCAGCTCGGAGACGCCGATAGACGTTGCCCAAGCCTGGCGCCCGGTATCCGAGATCTGAGAGGCCGCACGCATCAAGCCTGACAGTAGACCCATGGGGATATTCTCGTCTTCCTGCTCTGCCTTTTCAATGCGGCGTTGAATGATGTTCATCAGGTCGTTGCTGACATCCATCATCATCCGGGCCTGATCTTCGTTGGCCTGGCGAAACTCCTGGATGTTTCTGCGATGGCGCTTTCGCTCTACCGCATTGGCCTCCTTGAAGGTAATCGCCATCTGCTGCTTGTCCCAGGCTGCACAGCGCTTGGCCCATTGGTAGATGTCGTACCACTTGGCAATCGATCCAGCGGCATTCCCGCACGCCTCAGCCGTCCCCGAAAGGCTTCTAGCTCCAGCAGAGTTCAGGTAATGCTGGAAGGCCCTGTATGCCTTCTCATCCTCATGCTTACCGGCCTCGTTTACGCGATACCCGCGTTGGAACTCCCAGATCTTCTTAGAGTTCGACTTTTTGGGTTTGGCCTCTCGCCATTCTTGAGTCATAGCCTGACATCTCGTCGGGCTAGTATGCCGAAGCATTAAAAAAGGCCCGAAGGCCCAGTGTTACCGACTGAACGGTTTGAGTGGGCAGGCCAGGGCTACCATGGGCCTACCCCGTGAATCCTTGAAGACTGTCCCCATGGGGAGGGAGTTAGCAAGATCGATCAACAAAATGCTGCCTCGTAGACGTTAGGAAGTTGCTGTTCAATGATTGCCTTGATGTCATTAGCAATCAGGCGGTGCTCAAGTTGTGTCTCTTCACCGGCACGGATCTGAACATAGTGCAGGAATGAACGGATTGTCCCGCTCATATACATCCGTGTTGGGGTTCCGAGCGGAAGAATGGAACGAGCGCATTCCTTTGCCACCCCCTTCGTCAATGCGTAATTATACAGGTCCTGGGCATTACGGTAGAGATTCTCGATCTCGTGTTCCAAGTGACGTGCCACCTCGGGATCAAGGTCGTCATGACTAGCCTGCTTGTTTTTCAAGTCCTGCGTGCGCAGATGCGGCATGCCGATCTCAGGAAGGTCGCCAACAGCACTGTAGCGCTGTGAAAATTCTTGAAACGAGAACGAGCGGTGGCGCAAGCACTGAGCCGCAATCGCCCTGGTGGTGTTGATCTCCACCTGCATGCTAGCCATTTCAAAAGGAGACCAGTGCTTGTGCTTGATCAAGTAACGGATCAAACGCGGCGCCGTCTCCATATTGCTCTGATTGCTTGGGTTGCTTACCCTGGCCATGTAAACGATTTGCTCTTCAGCATCGGGAGTCAGACTGACCAGGGAGGCTGTGTGAGTTTCACGGATCAAAACAGGTCCTCTTCTTCTTGCTCTTCCAGTGTATCATGTCCCATGTGGTTGTACCACCCGGGGTAGTCAAGTTGACGAATCACCGGTTCGCGGTTGGGCCACTCACCAGAGCGCTCACATTCGGCGTAGGTCTTAAGAGCCTTCTCCACCTTGTACATGCCTTCTGACATCATGTCTGGTGTCACCTCGAAAAGATCGACCGTATATGGCGCCTTGCGCTCAACGGCAACAAAGATGAACTTGAAGGGCTTGCTGTAGGCGATTTCTGCCGCTCGGGCATAGTAGGCCGCTTGGAAGTCATAGCCCAGATTCACGACCTTCTTCTGGAAGGTGTCCGGATCCACGCTGTCAGTAGTCTTGAGGTCAAGCACGATCCCCTCGTCAATCAAGACCCTGTCCAGACGAGCTTTGCACTCAACGCCGTGATCTTCCCAGTAGATCGAGATCTCGTTGTGCTTGATATAGTCCTCCTGAGCGGGGTCGAACCACGCCAGGCGCTTCAGGGACATATCCATGCCGATTACGCTGCGCCAGGGATCATCTTTTCCGCCGGTGTTCAACACCTTCTTTCGTCCTACACTGGCCTTCCATTCCTTGCCTTCCTTAGTGGTCAACTTGATGCCCTCAGGCTTCTTGACATACTGGCCCTCGAAGGCTTCTTTCCCGTCCAGAGACAGACAGTGCAACGCTGTCCCCATCTCCATGGCCGGAGTAGGGATCAAGCGGAACTTCAGGGCTGCCTGGTAGTGTGCAGGACTTTCCAGGATTTTCTTCAGGCTGGACTGGTTGACGCCTTCAGCACGGCGATACTCAAACTCACCCTGGTTGTAAGCGACTTCCATCAGACCATAACATCTTCTTCCATTATATCATAAATCTTAATCGACCATTCTGAATCAGCTTTCTTGCACTTCGTCCAGCTAGCGGAGATTTCCGGAATAATGCTAACCCGGTCATCTACCCATAAAACCTTGTTTGCAACGTCGAGGAAGGCGCCGACAATGTTGTCGAGATCAGCTCTTCCCTCCCCACGTAGCTCCAGGACCACTCGCAGGGGTCCGTCTAAAGGGATTCCACCATACTGTTCTTTGATTTGCCGCAGCATTTCTTTCTGCTTCTTCTTGTAGTCTGCGGGCATAAAGGTTCCGCGCGAGGTCACTCTTGGGCGGGCCTTCGAAAACAGAGGCATCTTGACCGTAATTTCGATCGTCGGAGAGGACATAGCAAATCAAGAACGTGACGACACATGTCGCGGACAGCCAAAGGATTCCAGACGCAGGAATCGGGACCTCCACCTGAGCAGAGATCCCGCATGTCCTAACAGGTTGTTCCCGACAGTAGATCACGGGTTACATTTGCCGTTATCTCCTAGTATACACGAGGAGCCGTCTTTCTTCACTCCAAAGATCAAGCCGCGGCGCTCGAAGGTCCGGACAATCTCGTCAGATTCGAACTGCTGCAGGTCTTTATTGGCAATAGCCTCGAAGACCTCTTCCTCTGTCAGCTCAACGGGACCAAGGGTTGGATCCCACATATAGGAGTCGTCAGTGTCCCAGAAATCCTCCCAGTCTTTTTCTTCGGTAGTAACCGAAATATTGTCGGCATTGCCGTAGTCAAGATGAAAGTCGTAGCCCTCAGCAGCGCAAGCTGCGTAATCTTCCAGGACATCCTCGTAGGTGACACTATAAGGGGTCTGTGCGCCTTCCAGGGAAGCGATTTCACGCTCCAGGTAGAAGACCGCCTTCTTCAGGTCCTCGACCGTCTTAGAAGGGTCTTTGCGGCCAGCTCGACTGAGGTACTTCAAGGCATTGCCCAGGCGGAAGTTCATCTTCCAGTCCTCGATGACGTCGATGGTCTCGAATTTGCGGCCCTCGGTGTAGTGAGAGGGTTTGTTGACGTTGTCGTAGGTCAAAACTTGGCGTCTCCAGGTAAGCGGATTGATCTGTTGTCGAACACATGGACGTGCTTCTTGTCACGCGCCAGTTGAGCGGTAACACAGGTCTTTGACCAGCTTACCACATAAGCCTTGGACCAGCCAGCACCCATGCGAACATGGACTTCTGTACCCCTGGCCACAGACCGGAGCGGTGTTGGCTCCTGCTGCATGAATTCGAGGCGTTTTTGTGTCGACGGCTTAGCCTTGAAGCTGCCGTCTTTAAGGAATTTACCCATCTTTGGATTTGAAATGGAAATCGGACTTCTTGAATATCATAGCCTTTTCTGTTTCTTTCCACAAGGTCATCGCCTTGTAGTAGTTCATAGGCTTGCTTTTCTCAGGACCGGGCCAGGTAAGAACGATGAACTCACCGCCTTTAGGATCCAGAGCGTCATCGGCCTGCTCTTTGACCCACTGCTCATGCTCCCGCTCCCGCCTCTTGCGCTTGGCTCGACGCTGCTTGCCGTAACGGGCCATCAGTCAAGCTCCGCGATCAGGTGCTTAGGCAGGCTGCCATCGACGCCAGCAGTGGCCTTGATAATTGTAGGAAGATGGCGTTGATTCGCACCAGCAGTCAGAACCCAGAGATCAGCCTGCATGCTATAGCGCAGGATCCCCTCGCTGGTCATCTCTCCAAGGACCTCGCCCGTAAGCCACTCCAAGCGTGTTCTGTTGTCCGAGGGGTCCAGATCATCACTCCACCCGCTATAAAGCTCGCTGTGGGCGCACAGAGGCGTTATAGCACCGACTAGCTCGTGCTGTTTGACTGCTCCCCGGTACAACAAGATTGCCCAGACAAAGGGCCTTACATCTGCGTGCGTGAGCTTTGGAGTCTCGTCATACAAAAGACCGAGTGTGCCTGGGGCAATCTCGGCCTCTTCGATGCTGAAGTTCATAGAAAAGGAGGGGTTGGTGGTTCCCCTCCAGTATATCAGAACAAGCTGTCCCCGCCACCATCCTCATTGCGAGGCTTGTAAGGTTGGTTAACACGAGCGTCTTTGACGTCCAGTGCAATGCCCTTGCCGTTTTTGCCCTCATAAGGGCGCTGAACCAGTTGGCCGGTCACAGAGACGAAGTCTCCACGCTCCAGCTTTTCGGCAATGTACTCGGCAGACTTGCCGCCGACCTGAACACGGTAGAACTGGCCAGGCTTGTCGTCACCTTTGTGGTAAAAATACTCAGTGTCACGCACTGAGAACTCTGCCACCTGGTAAGACTCGCCGAGGGTCTTGAGTGTGACGGCTGCTTCGCCCTCACGTCCGGTAACTGTTCCAGAGATGTTGATTTGAGCCATTTGGGTGTAATCCCTTGTTAGTACCCTCTCATTATACCAGGGCCCGCATACGCTCGATGGCGTTATTAACCAGGCGACGAGCATGGGTGGGGCTGACACGCAGCTTTGACGCAGCGGAGTCAAGACGGCCGCGGCGTGCATACTCGACCAGCAGATCCTGGGTCTTGGGCTCAACACCAGCCTGGGTCATCGTGTCCTTGAGAAGCCGGAATGCCTCATCCTGGCGGCGTGCGCTGTTTTCGGTGGAAGGCTGGGGGATCAGGTCGCCAAGAGTACTGCCATCCTCTTCGCCGTTGAGACGGATATCCAGAGACTTGATCTGACCGTAGGCACAAGTAGCCATGTCGACAAGCCTCGTGTTCTTGGGAGTGGTACGACTGTTCGTCAACTTGCCAGTCCTCTTAAGGCTAACCACCTCTCGGACCACGCTCTCAGGGATGTAAATGGTAGGGACCTTCTGGATCAAGTAGCGGCCCAGTTTCTGACGGATCCAGGGCACGGCGACGGTCGAGAGCTTGGTACCACGACTTGCGTCATAGCGACCTACGGCATGGTGGAGGCCCAGAAAGCCAACCTGCAGCAGGTCAGCACTCAGCTCGTTACCCCAGCGCAGGCGGCGGTGATCGGAGAAGTTCTTGACGGTGGTATAAACAAGCTTAAGGTTGCCTTCGCAGATTTTGTTGATCAGGCGGGAGCGAGTCTTCTCATTAGTCGTCCTAGCCAGCTTGGCGAGCAGCTCGGTTGTCTCGACCTTATCAATAGCCTTGGTACCAGCAGCGTTGAGCCAGGGAGTAATCTGATCCATGTGGTTTGGTGGGTGGTATGTGAACAGTATGCATGAAAAAAGGAGCCCTGTCAAGGCTCCTTAGATAACAGTTCCCTTAAAAAAGGCAGCCATTGATTTGGCCGCCTTATTTAGGTCACCACTCTTCGCCGTCGCTGGAGGCTGGTGCGAACTTGGCATTGAGGCCCTCAACCTCTTCTGGGGACTTCTTCTTAAGGGTTGAGACACCCTTGGCGTAGTCGCCCTTGATGACGGTGAGGAGACCGTCGCAGGCGTGGGTTGTGAGACCGCATTCGAGGCAGGTTTCGCGAAACGTTGCCTCAGTCACCTCTTTAGACTCCTTGACAGCCTCCGCAGCGGCCATGGGGGCGGAAGCGATTGGTGCGGGCTTTGGGGCCGCCTCGACCTCCACATCGCTACTGATCCGATAAGGATTTTCCAGAGGCATCTTAGCCCACAGCTCGTATGCCAGACCAAAAGTCATGGCGGCTGCCATGCACATCCCGCGGCGCTGGGTGTCGCTAATGTCCCGTGCCGAGATTTTGTCGTAAGGGATGGCGTTGTTGCGGTTATCCATTACGGCCTGGGGCAGTGCAGGGGTCACAGTGCCATCGAGATGACGAAAACGGATCATCAGAAAGGCGCCAGCAGGAGCGCGATGAAGAATACTCCCATCCGCCGAGGGCTCATAGTCGACGAGCCAACCGGGTGCGTTTTCGCGAAGGAGCTGCATGGTGCGGCTCCAGTTGACATAAGGTGCGGCGTACTTACCTGTGCCGATCTTGTCGACTAGGTCCTTGGTAACGACGCCAGCAAGATTGGGGAGAGTCATAAGAGACTGGTGGGGTACCTACACAGTATACAGCACGAAAACCCCTCCGGGTGCAGCCGAAGAGGTTTCGTAATAATGTTTCCAGGACAGCTCGTGCAGGAACTGCTGGCGGCTCAGTTGATGTTTAGGCGTCGATAGCTGGACTGGCCGCATCATATCTGCAACCCTTGCACGCAGGTCTTACAGGGTCCTTTTCGGATATGGCTGACTCACCGACAAAAGTGAGCTACCAGAATTCTCGACTTAACAGGGCCTCATACCCTGTGTGTCTCGTCCGACGCTGCACCGTCTTCGAGCTTTAAGCTAGTTGGCTTGGGCTCTTGCGTCCCTCGCATACCACATTCTACCATGTGGGGTGTTTGATTGACTCACCGCCCTCTCTCACTAGCCTTTCCGACTCCTTTCGCCGACGGGCACGCGCTTTCTTCTGCCTGTAGCGCTTCTTAATGGCTCTCTGGTTCTCCTCTGGGTTCTCGTCAGCATAAAGACCCCTGAACGCATCCAGGTACCAACGAGGCCACATCTGGAGAGGCCCTAAGATCTTCCAGTAATACTCCTCCTTGGTCGGGTCGTGAACGATAGAGCGGCCAATAGACCTGCCACCCTCCTCGTATGCTTCCCTGACCTCGGGACGTTCGCGGTAGTCCCTTGGCGGTCTTTTCCTCTTGTCCCTCATGTGCGTCTTATTCATGTATTAAAGTATTAATATATATAAGGAGGGCATCTGAACCAATCAGATTTTTTATCTGAACCAGTCAGATGTTTTATCTGAAATGGTCCTATAGGACGAAATCAGATATTTGTGGTAAACTGGGGGCACCCGCACTCACCAGCCATGCGAATTTTGGCTCCAGAGCCACAGGCAGGATTCTGCCAAGTGCCCCATGAAGTGACCACCTGCCCACACTTGACCGACGGTCAGTTCCGGACTTGGGTAGCCATTGCCTCCGTCTGCTGGCAGTCCAAGGGTTCCAATAGCTTCCGTAGCTGGTCGGACGTAGCTAGGGCCATCGGCGTACCTTACGCCAAGTTCATGGACAAACAGAAAAGCCTCAAGCGTGCTGGCGGATTGACCCAAGACGATAACAACGACTGGGTCCTGACTATCCCGTCCGAGGCACGAGAGGAGACAATTCAGGACGAAATCGAGGATCAGGCTAAGCGCAAGCACACCATGACTCAAAAAGAGGCGTGGATTTTGGTCAAGGAAGGCTGGAACAAGCACAAGCCTGAGTCCTGGATGATTCTCGATGGCGGATTCAACCTGCCGCTGTACATCGCGATTGAAACCCAGGCCAAGCGCCTTAAGGTAGAACGTCCTGATTATGATAAGTTCGTCGGCCAGGTCTGCCGTGGTGCTACAGCAGATCCTTGGTGGGGTGTGCAGAATATGAAAGCATCCGCAGTGTTTGGCTTCTCCAAGGTCACCGACACCAAGTTTGAGAATGTTGAGAAGCTTTACAGGCTCGGGTCCAAGGTCGAAGTCAAAATTGACATCAACCGCGACTCTGATATCATTGGCAAGTACAAAGAGGCTGGCCGTGATGACCTGATCAGAGTTATAAGACTAGAGGCCGAGGACGAGACCGCCGCTTCAGAGCACGTAAACTCTATTCCCTCAAACGAATACGACAGTCAGGCAGCATATCTTTACTTTGCACCAGGTAAAGAGCGCCCCGTATACTGGACTGGCAAGCACCAACGCAAATTTATGTACCTGTTCTGATGAGTAACCTTCCCACCTACATCCAGAAAGCTTCCGACCTCGGCTTGCTCACTATCGAAGACGGCAAAGTCACCGGCTGTGACAAAGAAGCTGTCGAGACAGTCCTAAGCACAGCTCGTATCATCGAGAAGCTGCAGCCCACCACCGCTGCAGAAACAGAAGACACCACTGACCAAGAAGCCATTGTGCTGTGTCGAGTGCTGAGTGCTCCTAGCGGCCTTGCTCGCGAACTTTGGTCAGAGCTTCGCGTGGCATTCGGAGTGGCTCACGATCAAACCGTTCCTGTCAACCTTTGGTCAACACCTGAGTTCAAGGCTGTCGGCAACGAGATCGACCGCACATACCTGGGAGAGAGAAACGCCGCGATGATCAGCCGAGAGGCTATTATTGGCAACTACCAAGCTCTGCAAGCGGCATCCCGTACAGTCAGCGTCCTGGACTTCTCGTCAGTCGTCGCTCACCTGACGGCAGAGGATGCCATGAGCGCTTACGGGGATGGTGAATCAGAATGGTCTGTAGCACTTGACCTTTTGCGTCAACAGCGTGTCAAGGCTCTTTACCATGAAACTCTTTCTTCTGTAGAGCAGATCAACAAGGCTGACACCAAGCTGGAAAGTGCTATCGAGTTTCAACAACAACGCCTTATGGAATGCCTGGGCATGCTGCGTGGCTCTGTAGGCCAGCAGGGTAACGCCAAGGGCGCAACGGACATCCTTTTCGGAGTTAACGGCCAGGGAGGCATGCTCGATAAGATTCTCCTGGCAAAAGAAGAGATTCAACCTATTTCCACCGGTATTCCCGCCATGGACTTAGACATGGAGGGTGGGGTCTATCCTCCTGGAGCCGAATTTACTGGCGGCCGTCTGTTTACACTGGCTGCTCGTACGGGTGTCGGTAAAACAATCCTTGGCGCAGCCGCCGCTGTCCACCTGGCACAGGGTGGTCTCAAGGTTGGCTTTGTGTCGGCCGAGCTTGATGAGAATGAGATTTGGACTCGCATCTGGGCATGCGCCACCCGCGTGTTTAATGACAATACCAGTTGGGCCAGCGTCGGCGAGATCAAGCAGCCCGGCGTTCATCGCGACAAGATCGCCAGGCGTGTGCAAGAAGCTTGCGGTGGACTTCAGGGTGCTGGTGGCGAAATCCTCGTCGAAGCCCCTTGGGGAGCAGACGTTGACGCAGTTATCAACATCCTACGCTCCATGAAGGCTAAAAACCCTGAGTTGCGCGCAGCAGTAATCGACCACTTCCACTGCCTGGCTCGTCACCGCAAGGCCCCAACCTCTGAGGCTGCAATGATGGAAGAGCGGGCTTACAAGCTCATGACAGTGGCCAAGGAACTTGGTATCGACCTGATCGTGCTGGCTCAGATGAACCGGGTGGGCATGGACACTCTTAGCTCCAAGACGGCTCCTGGCCTGGATCAGATTCGCGGTACAGATGCACTCTCTCACGTCAGCCACGCCGTCTGGATTGTCCGCAAAGAAGCTGGAACCGAAGACCAGCCGAACGTGAACAGAAACCTTGAATTCTGGCACGCCAAGGTTCGCGGCCGCCAGGCCTACTGGACTGGTAGCTCCATGAAAAGCTCTGGCAATTTTGTGGAATGTTCTAAGCTCAGTATGGACTACCCCCATAGCTGCGTCAAGTCTGACAACACACTTCACCAGGCCCGCGGCGAGGGTTCTCGGTAAACTGGGTAGTAAGTAAGGCAGAAAAATGAAAAAGATCCTGTTCGAAACCGTGACCTTTTTGACCTACGGGTCAATCTGGCTAGCTGACAGGATCTTCGGTCTGCCTGCTGGTGTTTTGATGGCATGCCAGGCGTTCGTAAGAAAGAGCGTCGCAACGTTTGGCTACTGGTTTATGAAAAGGATTGACCCAACGAAGTGCAAGCTGGCAGAAGCAGAGGCCGAAACGGATCCGGCCGAGCTGAAGCGTCAAGACATGGAACTCAAACTCATGCAGTCGTCCTATAAAGTGCGAGACCATGCTAAAGAGACGGGTGACTGGACAGAACACCATACGCATGCCATGGAAGCCATCGGCAACGCCTTGCTGTTAGACATGGGCTGGGACGAAGACTCCGTTAACGACCACATCAAATCCGTCGTGGAATCAATTGACGGACTCTCCTTTGATGGTTGGTTCGAATCGGAAGATTGAACGGTATAATGGAAGAGAGCCAATGGTTGGTTCGGTGGGTCGAGGAGCCTCGGGAGTTATCTCGGGGCTTTTCTTTATGTCAGACCTCGCCACGCTCTACCGCTGCTTTGATTCCAGACATTTTCAGAAACAGGCCAATATTGCTGCCGTTAGCAAACAAAGGCCTCACGTAGGCCATGACTTCTCCGTCTTCACGGAGATGAAAAGTAGGAGGAATGGCTCCCCCAGTAGATCTGAGGGTGCCTTTTGAGTACATATATCCAGGCAACCAAGAGAGTAGTGCTTCCACGAGATTGATAACTCTGGTGTATGCTACCTATTCTTGAGTCAGATCAGCAAACCAGCCGTCCGAGTCTCCCACGATATTCCAACGCTTCATCAGGTTTTCCTTGCTGTACAGTAACTGCTCGCCAGAATTCCAGGTGTGGTAGCCACCGTTAATAAGGTCGAGATCACCGGCCGGATCATTCACATAAAAATGCGTGTCCGTGTATCCGGTCAGGCAAATCCAGTGGCCTCCGCCCTGGGGGTTGTTGACGTTGCCATGGTGCAGGATCCCAATAGGCACCGGCACGCCGTCGTCTAAAAGGCGCTCCAGGTCCGCCTGAGAGCCATCGTAATGCATCTCCGCATCAAAACCCAGTGAGTGGGCCGCGGCCATCTGAGCCTCTGCTGAGACGGTGTCACCGAACTTGAAAACCTGCTGCAGGTACCAGTCGTCATCGCCCTCGATTTTGTCAGGGTCAATGTAGTCTAGGGCCATCGCCATCGAGCTAGAGAAGCACATCCGGTGGCCGTGCGACGTAGCAGAGTCATTCTGATTATAGTAGGGCACAGCCAGTGGGAACTCAAGCGGCTGCACAGGGGTGGTCAGGATGTCCTGCTTAACACCCCGATACATGGACTTGAATGACTCCAGCAGTTCAGGATCAAGATTATCCTCCAGCATCTTCCACGCTGCAACCTGGTGCCCCTCCTCCAGGTAGTACAGGGCAGCATTGGGCAGGAAGTAATCCGTCTCATCTGCCACGGGCTGGTGGTCGTTCATCAGATTGATTAGCAGCTCTGGATACACTGGATCCGTTGCGTAGCCCTCTTCCTTGAGCAGGTGCGCAGCTTCGTCTCTGTCACTGGCCCTGTTTACGCCCTCGTATCCACGATAATCCTTATACCAGCGATCAACCAGATACTGCACACACTCCAGCTCGTCGGCAAAGTCCTTGAACTCAGCCTCGATCATAACCTCTTTGCCGTTGTACACCTCTCTGGTGGTCACAACCGTGCCGGGAGATCCCTTGATGCCAAAATAGTTGTTCTTGCCTGATACGTGCTCACCCCAGCCCGATTCCAGTGCCGCCTGAGCAGCGACAAGCTCGGGAAACTTAGCCCCAGCACATTCGCCGAGGCCGTAGAACTTTTCCCAGAACGATTGATTGGTCATAGCCCTGTTTGTGCTGGACTAGTTTGCCTATCAACCTTCGAGCTGAGCCTTAAGGTCGTCGACTTCCTGCTTGAGTTCCGCGACAGCGCCGAGGAGTTTCATGATCAGGGCATCGTGACTGATTGCCTTGTAGGAGTCGTCAAGCTCCTCGTAGGTTGCAGGGATAACCTCTTCAGGAGTGACAACAACCTCTTCGCCTTCCTCGCTAGTCTCAGTGACAGCGGGGATGATCTGTTCAGGTGTCAGCTCCTCGCCCTGCTTAGTGCGGGTGACAGTCTTAATCAGTGAAGGGCAGATGACTTCTGCTTCTTGAGCAATCAGACCGAGCTGTCGAGTAGCGCGGATCTCATCGTTGACAGGAGCTTCATCGTTCCAGTCAAAGTTCTTCAGGATTCCGCCAAGAGCGGCGATATCATCAAGTTGAGAACCAGCAGGGGCAATGTTTTCCTTAAAGCGTTGATCAGAGGTTCCAACGGTGGTTCCGTTGATTTGTCCAGCAAACGTGGCGCTGCCGTCACCCTTCACTGAAGCGGTCATCACTTCAGGGTCAGCGTTGTTCCAGACCTGCAGTGCGTTGTATGTGCTCGCCGTCTCACCAGCTG